GTACTGTTTACAAAATTCAATAAAGGATAAATTTTTATGAACTAACGTAGCATTCATCATTACTGATACATGATAGGCATTTGTTCTTTGGTGAAGGACTAATACGTTTCTTCTAAACTGCGCTTCTTGTTTTTCATTATTTTCTGCATGATAACTTATGGTAAACGCATCAATAAGCTCAATAGTTCTGTCCCAAATTTTATCAGCAGCAATAGCATTGGTTATCAAGCACAACGACAGTTCCCACTTATGCCGATACTTTGAATTATACTCGCTTCGAATATATTCTAGTATTTCTACAAAATTAGGATGATAGATTGCTTCGCCGCCAAATAAATTAAAAATAACCTTTTTGTGTTCTAATACACTATCTATAAAATTTATATCAGCATACTCTAACAAGAAGTCAACTGTTTCTAAACAATCTTTAAGAGAAGGATGTTTTTTAGAATTGTCGTGACTTCCACAATATCCACAATCTAAATTACACTTTAGTGTAACTTCCCAATCAACATGGAACACTTGCGGATTGATAGGTTCTAATCTTTTAAAATTTGGCATGTTTGTTAATTACAATTTCACTAGTACATCCACAAATAAGTTGTCGACAAGTTGTTGGAACAATTTCTGGATTAAACACTTCTGTAAAGTTAGTAGAATACAGATTATAGTATCCATTGTAGTTGTATATTTTCTGTCTACAATTGCCAGATATAGTCCCGTCTTGATAAATTTCAATATGGTCAACACCGAGGTTGCAACTCCAACCGCTGAACTGATTAAAATTGTTTAACGTATACCAGTTATCATTATAGACAGTTTTAGTAGTACCGTCTTTATATTTTACTTTAGATTTAGTTTTTAATACGGGATTTTTTAAAGTTTTTACATACCAAAGAATGTTAGGAATTCGTTTAAGGTTAAATTTTAAGAACTGTTTCTGTTCTTCGGTGTATCTAGTCTGACCATTGTACTTTACACTCTTTGCAACTACACCCCATCTGCGTTTGCTAGATTTAAGTTCTGTGATGATACCTTGACATTTTTCAAAATGATTAGGATCCATTAACACATTGCACACCAAGTTTATATTTTTAGAATATAGCAAATCAGCAACAGAAATAATATGGTTAATATTAGCAAACTCGTGATGCACCGATATCTCAACATTGTCAAACAAGCCACCGTTGTCTCGCCACCAATCTAACTTGCGAGTAGCATTGGTTGATATGTTAATAATTGTATCGTACTGAGATTTTAAAAAATAACAAAGTTCAGGTAACTCTTTCCAAAGTGTTGGCTCTCCACCTACTAGATAAAACTGAAACTTATTTTTTCCGTGATGTTTATAATGATCAAGTAAATGTCCTAGATTCTGTTTAACTTGATTTATATCAGGCCAAGGGTGTGTTCCTTCGTTACTGCCTGGAAAACAATAAGAGCACTTATGATTACATAAGTTACCTAACATGTATTCTATTCTTAAGAGATTAGAAGGATAGTTATTTTTAATTTCTGTTATCATACTAAATGACTTAACTCTGGAAACACAGACTTAAAATCTGTTTTTCTAATTACTTCCAATCGTTCGACGTATTCTTTAAGTGCAGGTAGTTGATCAGAATGATCTTCACTGTCCATAAAATCTAACACAGCTTGCCAACGTTTCCAACCATAAGGATTTTGTTTCCAAAAATCTTCATCTTGTCTATAGTTTTCATGTAACCAGTTTGCAAACTCTGCAAATAATCTACGCACCTCGGCTTTATCTTCTGGGGGCAAACATTTAATACTTAAGAACGTTGGAATGTATAGTAGGTGCATATTGAATATGCCGCCGCCTGCTTGGATTCCCCCGGTGTTGTTTTCAAAATTAACTTTTTTAAAGTTTTGTGTAATTTTCCAACGAGCAAATTCTGGAAGGTGTTTGATGTTTAGAATTTGTATAGCAGTTGCAATACTGACTTCTATGTTACTTGGCGTATTATCTAGTTTGTGTAAATTTTGTACAATAGTTTCCCAATCACTAGGATAACGAATATAGTGATTTTTCTGATCTGTACCGTCTAAACTAAATCCAACTTTAACTTTTTTAAACTTTTTCCATAGATCTATGATATCGTCATCGACTAGTAATCCGTTGGTATTGTAACGAACCAATATTTTGTCAGCATACCCTTGATTAATAATCTCTTCTAAGAATAGTTTATGTTCTCTAATCATCAAGGGCTCGCCGCCCGCAAAATAAACTTGTTTGAGATTAGGAATCTGTGCATACATCTCTTTCCAGAACTCTGGATTTTCATGCCAAAAGTTGTTAAACTTTTCTCTTTCCCATCTCATGGTTTCTTTTAAGATCTTATTCTCAAACAACGGGAATATCTTTTTATGATCGCCCACCCACTGACTAGAATCATGCGGGCTACACATAACGCATTTCAAATTACAAGTGTGTCCTAGACGGAGATCCAAATAAACTAATTTTTCTGGAATAGATCCGTCTTCGCGTGTTTGCTCAACGAGTTCTTCTACGTCAATGCCCTCGGTTATCCACGCACCAGTTTCCCACATGCGTTTACTGGCAACACCCTTACTTTCTTCATCAAAGCATTTTTTACAGCTCGATGGAATATCCCCGTTTAGCATTGTTGTTCTCACCGAACGCATATATTCGTTATTCCATGCACTCATAGGAGTCTCACGTCCAAAGTTAGCAGGTTTTCCGTGTTCCATTTTTACAAGTCCAACTTCGTGGTCCGACCCTGCACCGCTGGCATTAGACGAACAGCATAAACGCATGTCTCCATTTGGACGAGTAGCAAAGTGTATCCAAGGTAAAATACAAAATGTATTACTACCTGACAATTCCGATACTTTATGTTGCCAGTGTCCTAGTTGGGTTGTCTCTGGCTGTAACCAATATACATTTTTATTCACTAAGGTTCTCTCTTTCAATAAACTGATCCATAGGTTTTGATATATCATTTTTACCGCAAGTCCTGGCACATGTGATTAACTTCTTACTACCCCAGTACTCTTGCCAAACAGTTTGATACTGATGAGAATTGACTATATCTTTTATGGATCGTTTAGTTGTGTCTAGTTGTCCTAAACTTTCGACAAGGTCGTTATATTGTTGTAATAGTTCTTGTCTAATAGAAAAAATAGGACTTGATTCTTCTGTGTAATTATAAGGCGCCGATCCGAGAAAGCAACAGGGCATTAAATTTTTATAAGCGTCAATGTAAACTTCTTTAGTCTTTTTTACATAGCAATCTATTTCAGTGTTGGCTACTATGGATTTGTAATTAGATATAACTTCTTTATCTAAGAACTTAATCACAGAAGAGGTAGCGGGCCTTAGTGTATCAACTATGTCTCCGTTTTTATTTAAAACTGGAAAATTTTTATCGGCTATAAACCTACTGCTGTTTTTAACTGTAAACCTTCTAAATCCATTTTCTTGAGCAATGCTCCTTGCTTCTTCAATTTGGTGTTCGTTGTGCTCAAACACTAAGAAGGCCCATTCGGCTATTCCTCCTGCCTGTATAAAACTTCTAGCATTGTTTAAGATTTTATTATAATCTGTTCCTATCCGATATCTAGAATGTGTATCTGCTAGTCCATCAATAGCAAAAATAACTACATGGTCTTGCGGTAATGACTTTGCAAGACTGACCCACCAAGATGCGTTTCGTAAACTTCCATTGGTATGAATTCTTATACTAACGGTACTATTGCTTTTAACATACGAACACATATCAACTAAATTATCGTTGAGTAACGGATCTCCAAAGTTTCCACAAAAATATATGTTGTCTATCTGATCAAGCACTTCTTGATTTATTACCGTTTTAAATTCTTCTAAAGACCATTCTTGTATCTTTATAAGTGGATTATCCATACCCCCGTGGTTGTTTCTGCTACACATAGGGCAACTGGCTTGACAATTATTTGTAATTTCCAAATGTAGTTGTTTTAATTCTTCAAATGCTAACATTTATTTTTGGCCAATAATCATAAATCGTTTGTATAAAGGAAGCTCTAATTCTGTTGCACAAAGCACTTTAATTTGAGACTGCTCAATAAATTCTTCTAAATCGCAAGCAATACGAACATGCTCTGTAATTTTATAATTGTTACTCTGCAAAACTATTAGGCTGTTTTGTGGGTGCCCACTTAACCATAAGTCATACTGGTCTTGTGTAATATGTTCGCAACTAGTATTGATAATGATATCGGCATCGCTTCGTACATTACACATATCTGCGGTCACTGCTCTAAAGCGTCCTTCGATTTCTTCTTTTTTGTTCATCATTATAGAGGTAGATTCACAACCTGGATCTATATCAATACTACGAATGTGTTTGATTGGAATAGCTGATTGGAATAGCATACTAGCAAGGACGCCCACCCACCCGCCATGTATGTCTACAGATAACGGAAAATTTAGCGTTTTATTTCTTTCTGGGAAAATGTAATCTTCTAAGTTATTAACTAGCCATTCTTTACTTTTTAATTGTCCTTGCCAGAACGCATCAAGGGTCCTTAAGGGATCCTTGCTTTCTCTTATAGCACACATCCAATAATGTAGATGTTCTAGGTCAACTTTCATTTGTTGGCCTCTATGGCTTTTTGTCTAAACTCGTTTGTAAAGATACCGTCTATACGTAAGGAATACGACGGATTAAAAACTATGTCTCCGCCGTGTACATCTTTGTCGTTAAACCAACCGACCCTTGTTTGTATGTAATGACGAGTTTTCGTTTGCGGATTATAAACATAAAAAGGTCTTATTAAGTCGGGTCTAATATGTATAAACTCAGATACTTCAGGAGATGCTGCATCGGCAGGTTCATCAAAATGTTCAAAAGACAACCCTCCAGATTCTATAGATACAATGTATGCACGACCTATAAAAGAAAATATTTTATCTTCTATAAGTTTGTCTACCCATTTAACTGTCTCTGGAAAAAATCTTGCAAGGTCGTCTAGTTGGCGGGGGTCTGTATTTTCCTTCCACCCTGGCTTCTTAGTATTCCAAAGGTAATACAAATATATAGAATCGTGTGCTTGAAATGCGTATTTTAAAAATTCTAGGAAAACAGTATTATCAAATTTTCTTAATTCTTCTCCAACTACTTTTATTTCAGAGTCGTTGGGTAATGCCATGTAGTCATCGTAGGCATAAAAGATAGGGTTAATTTTATTTTCTTTATAGGAAAAACTCAAATTCTCTGGTAACACTGGGTTAGAAAATTGTCCGCGATGTGCAAGGGGCTTTGCAAGTGCCATGCCCTTCCATAATTCAATTTGAATCTTATCAAAGGATTGCATATCAATAAACTGTTCAAGTTCGAGATGTGTTTTGCCATGAACACCTATCATCCCAGGTTTTACATCCGCCATTCTATTTCCTCTTTGGTATCTTACTATCTGCTGAACTCACACATGTTGGAGTAATACAGCGTTTAGGCTCTTTGAATAATTCAAAATTTTCAAGTGTACCTAGTGCCATGTCGTGACAACTATAGCTTCTTTTAACCTCATTACCTCTAATTATAACACTTTGATAACCGGAATTACAACTCCAATTGGTAAACTTGTTAAAGCCAAATGCATTAAATCTTTCCGCTTGGTCAAAATAATAATCTTTGACTCCGTCATTAAGTCGTATTTGATACACTTCTTCATTATGTGCTGTTTGCGGAAAGCCAGTTTGCATTTTGTGTATCATGTCTTCTGTGTAACCTTCTACAATAGCACTAGCGGTTTCGTTGCTTTGCGGCTTCAGGGTAACATTAATGCCTCGCTGATGTAACCTAGACATACGGTCATATAGCTCATAAAACTTTTCTGGAACCATTACTTGATTAACAGTAACAAAAACATTTTCATACATTAACTGTAAGCACTTATCCCCAAACTCCTGTTCCTTAGCGAACTCTGCATGGTAGCTGGCAGTAATACTTCTGCGTTGTAGTGTTGACGTAATCTCACACCAGGTTTTCCACCATTTAGACCCTGGACTTAAATTTGTAGTCATGTGGATACTTTGGTATGTACTTTGCTTGTCTGTTTCAAGATGTCTAACCAAATCTAACAGTTCTTTATATGCTGTAGGTTCGCCACCGCTGAAGCTCCAATGGAACTCTGTAAACCCATTATTTTGGGCTTGACGTTTTATCTCATCGACTGTATACTTGTAAACATCTAGAGATTGATAATCTAATTGATCACTTCTAGCATAGGGCCAACAATAGGAACATTTATAATTGCAAAATCGACCTAGTATCCAACTAACTGAAAACAAAGGTCTGTCCAGCATAGTCTGTTGTCCAAAACGGACGATTTGTTCAAATGGTATTTGGTTAAAGCTCATCAGGTGTATTTAACAGTAGTTTATACAGGTACCAAAATAAGTTGACTTTTACCAAAATTGAATATATACTAACAATGTAGACGTGAGTGGAATTGGTAGACCTCCCCTGTGGTGTAACGAACGGCC